GGTCGTTCATACGCTCGTTTTTTATTTAGCGCCAGAAGTTAACCGCTGTTAACCTGGATCCCGATAGAGTTAACTGCCAGTTAACAAGAGGAAGCCGCTGATGTTTGTGACGTTTGCAAAATTTGCCGAGATCAAAGGCGTATCAAGGCCAGCAGTGACAAACGCCGTGAAATCTGGAAGGCTCGACGGAGCTGTTAAGGAGGTTAACGGGCGCCGGATGATCGACGATAAAATGGCTTTGGAGCTGTGGGTGCTGAACTCGCAAGACACCAAAGGGATTCAAAAACCTGCGGTGATTCCACAGGTTGAAAAGATGGCAGAGGATGAGATCCCGCTGCTGAATGTAAGCCGAGCGAGAAAGGAGTTTTATGACGCTGAGTTGGCGAAGATCAAGATGGATCAGCAGTTGAAAGATTTGGTTCCTGCTGATGTGGTGCAGAAAGAGAGCTTTGCAATGGCGCGAGCGGTGCGCGAGTCATTGGCAAACCTTGCTGATCGTTTGAGCAATGAGTTGGCGGGCGAGACTGATGCGTCACGCATCCATCAGATGTTGGTGCAGGAGCACAGGCAATGTTTGATTGAGCTGTGTGATGCTTAATCCATACCGCGCCGGTTTTTTAGAAGGGCTACGACCTGAACAGCCACTGACTGTTTCCGAATGGTCTGATAAGTATCGAAGGCTGAGCAGCAAGGCGAGTGCAGAGCCGGGGTTGTGGCGTACGGATCGAACGCCGTATTTACGTGAGCCAATGGATTGCTTGTCGAGCGATCATCCTGTGCAGCGCGTGGTGATGATGTTCAGCGCTCAGTCTGGGAAGACTGAAGCGGGCAGCAACTTTTTGGGTTATGTGATCGACCATGCACCGGGGCCGATGTTGTGCGTGCAGCCAACAATTGAGATGGCCAAGCGTCTGTCAAAGCAGAGGCTGGAAAGCATGATTCAGGACACGCCAAGATTGGCCAGGAAGATTGCACCGGCCAGGTCAAGGGATAGCGGCAACACGATGTTTGCCAAAGAGTTTCCTGGCGGGATCATGTTGCTGACGGGTGCCAATTCTGCAACTGGTCTTAGGTCTGCGCCTTGTCGATTCTTGTTTATGGATGAGATCGACGCGATGCAGGAGATCCAGGGAGAGGGTGATCCTGTAAGCCTTGCGGAAAGAAGAACGACGACATTTTCACGGCGCAAGATCTTGTTGACATCAACGCCGACTGTTAAAGACTTCAGCCGTATCGAGACTGAGTTTCTCAATTCTGATCGGCGTTACTACTACGTGCCTTGTCCAGCCTGTGGAGAGTTTCAACATCTGCAGTGGCCGCGGCTGAAATGGGACAAGGGCAAACCTGAGACGGCGAAATATGAATGCGAGCATTGCAAGGAACGTTTTGAAGAGCACCACAAGACGCGATTCTTGCCACAGGGTGAGTGGCGGAATCATGCACCGTTTGACGGGAAGACAGCAGGTTTTCAGCTAAATGGTTTATATAGCCCGCTGGGCTGGGCAAGCTGGAGTCAATTGGCTGAGGATTTCTTGCGGGCCAAGACTGACCCGGCAGCATTACGAACCTTTGTTAATACAAGGTTGGCCGAGACGTTTTCTGAGGATTACGCAGCTCAGGTGAATGCTGATGGTTTGATGGCGAAGCGTTTGGAGTACAAGCCGGGCACCTGCCCCGAAGGCGTTGTGCTGCTTTGCGCTGGCGTCGATTGCCAAGATGATCGGCTTGAAGTGTCGGTGTGGGGATGGGGCGCAGGAGAAACAGCTTGGTTGATCTGGCATCAAAAACTGATGGGCGACCCTACGTCTGTTGAGGTTTGGGGCCAGTTGGATCAAGTCCTTAAAACTGAATGGGACACAGACGGCGGGAAACATCTGACTATTTCTCAGATGGCGATTGACTCCGGCGGCCACGCAACGCATGAAACCTATAACTATTGCCGCGACAGGATTCGGCAGGGTGTTGTCCCAATTAAGGGCAGCAGCAAGCGCAACAGCGCGGCGCTAGGCAAGGGCAGCAAGGTTGATGTGAACTGGCGTGGTCGGACTGTTAAAAAAGGCGTGACTTTATACATGCTTGGCACTGACACGATCAAAACCACGTTGTTTGGTCGTATGCGGCACAAGGAAGGCTTAGGCAGCATTAACTTCGGCTTGGCTGCTGATCATGAGTATTTTCAACAGCTAACGAGCGAGAAAATGCGCTTACGTTTTCACAGAGGCTTTCCAATCAGGGAATATGTCAAGAAAGCATCAGCAAGAAACGAGGCGCTCGATTGTTTTGTCTATGCCTATGCCGCCATGTTGTTGTATTCCAGGCGGCTGCCAAAGTTGACGATGTGGGAAAACTTGCGTGAGAAATTGGAATCAGGGGGCAATAAGCCGCTAAAATCAAGCAATAAACCGGCGAAGCCGGTGAAGTCGTTCGTGAACACTTGGTGACGTGAACATCCCAAAACAGATTTATGCAGGGACTACCGTCAAGTGGCGAGATGATGGAGCCACAGGGCCGTTAAACGAAAGCATTACAAGTGGCAGTGGTAATTATTCTCTTGTCTACTACCTAAGGACAAACACGAATCACGAAGGCCATACAGTCACAGGCACGTCTTATGGCACAGGGTGGGAGTTCAGTATTAGCGCGACTGATAGCGCTGGTTTTGATGCCGGGGATTGGTACTTTTACGCTGAGGCATCTAAGGGCTCGGAAAAGTTTACGCTTGGCAGTGGACGTATAGAGGTTTTTTCAAGCCTTGCTTATACCGGACAGCCTGGGGCATTTGATGGCCGCACACAGGCAGAGCAAGATCTCGACGCGGTAACGACGGCGATTCGTCAGATCGTTTCTGACAAGGTGAAGTCATACACAATCGCAGGCCGATCTTTCACAAAGATCGATATGCCGGATCTTGTATTACGTGAAAGTCAATTGAAAGCTATTGTTGCAAGAGAGCGAAAGGCCGCAATGATCGCAAACGGTTTGGGCGATCCCCATTCTCTCTACGTGAGGTTCTGACATGGGCGTTCTATCTGCATGGCGTGAATTATGGCGCTCAAATCCTGAGCCAATGCCTAAGCCAAGGGCACGAATGTTTGGCGGTGCGCAGTCAAACCGACTGACTAACGATTGGGTCACTTCTGTGACTTCTGCAGATCAAGAGATCAAAGGCAGCCTTAAGCGTTTGCGTTCTCGTTCGCGTCAGCTTGTGCGTGATAACGATTACGCGAAATCAACGGTTCGCGTTGTTCGTAATTCTGTTGTTGGAACTGGCGTCAGGTTGCAAGCGCAAATCAGAAGGCAGCGCGGCGGCAAGCTCGACACCAGATTGAATGAGCAAATTGAAAAAGCTTGGTCAAACTGGGGCCGCAAAGATAGCTGCAACACAGCAGGGCAACTGTGCTTTGCCGATATTGAAAAGCTTGCTGTTTCGTCAATGTGCGAAAGCGGCGAAGTTTTCGTGCGTGTTGTTCGCCAAAAGTTTGGGCGCAGTAAAGTTAACTTTGCGCTTGAGATCCTTGAGGCAGATCAGCTAGACGAGGATTATCAGAGTCCAGCCCGCACGGCTGGGTCTGTGTGGCGCATGGGGATTGAAATTGACCGCTTTGGTCGCGCCTTGAATTATGCGTTTTTAAGCCATCATCCTGGGGATACTGCATTCCCAACGCAACCAAAAGAACGCCGCCACATCATTGTCCCGGCCAAAGATGTTGTTCATTTATTTGATCGTGCGTCGGGCAGACCAGGCCAAACCCGTGGGGTGCCTTGGCTAGCTAGTGGAATGCAGAGGATGCACCACTTAGATGGATGGGAACAGGCCAGCGTTGTACGTGCTCGTGCCAGTTCTGCATTGATGGGATTCATCACATCTCCAGAAGGTGAGCTTGATCCAGGCGGTGAGGTTTATGACAACGAGCGTGTTTCAGGATTTGAGCCTGGGCAGTTCAAGTATTTGCAGCCGGGTGAAAGCGTCAGTATTCCAGACATGGATTCACCGTCTGGGGAGTATGAGCCATTCCTTAGAGCGCAGCTAAGAGCCCTGGCTTCTGGCGTTGGGTGCAGTTACGAAACGATTAGTAACGATTATTCACAAAGCAACTACAGCTCATCACGGCTGGCCTTGCTGCAGGATCGCGATAACTGGCGGTCAATCCAACAGTTGATGCGTGAGCAGTTCTATCAGCCTATTTATGAGGCTTGGCTTGAGATGGCGGTGCTTAGTGGGGCCTTAAATCTCCCTACTTACGAAACCGAGCCCGAACGTTATGAAGCCGTTCGCTGGGTCTTCCGTGGTTATTCCTACGTTGACCCTCAAAAAGAAATAGCCGCACAAAAGGCAGCGGTTCGCAGCGGGTTCAAAACTCTTGCCGATTGTGTCGCTGAAAATGGCGGCGATTTGGATGAATTGCTTGTTGCCCGTCAGGCAGAGCTAGCCAAGCTCGACGAGATGAACATCATCACGGACACTGACCCATCAGCGGTCAACGGCTCCGGCGCTAGCCAGTACAAGCCAATCAATACGATCGACGCATTTGGGGATACCCCACCGCCATCAGGCGATGATGCGGAGAACGTAGGGGAAGAAGAAAGTGGCAACTATTAACGGCACAGAGATCGACTTAATGCCCACCAAGGGCATGAAAGAAGAGGCTCAGCGGTATCGGGAATGGAAGTCTGAGGGTGAATCTGGCGGCACAGAAGTGGCGGCACGGCGTGCAACTCAGATCCTGAGCGGCAACGAATTATCTGGTGATGTTGTGATTGCTATGTCCGCATGGTTTGCCCGCCATGAAGTTGACAAGCAGGGCGAAGGTTTTTCACCTGGAGAGGATGGCTACCCCTCAAACGGTCGCGTGGCATGGGCTGCATGGGGCGGAGATGCTGGCCAGGTGTGGTCAACGGCGAAGGCGGATAGAATCAAAGATATTCGTGATTTACCAATGACTGATGACATTGCGAACAGGGCAGAGCCTGATGAATTAAGCGTTGGTGATTTTGTTCAATGGGACAGCTCCGGCGGTACGGCTAGGGGCAAGATTGACAGGATCGAGCGAGACGGTTCAATCGATGTGCCTGGATCTGAGTTCACTATTAATGGTGATGAAGATGATCCTGCCGCGTTGATCACTGTTTATCGCGAAACAGATGAGGGCTTTGAAGCGACAGACGTTAAGTCTGGGCATCGCTTTTCAACGCTTACCAAAATCAATGCGTTGCGTTCTGCTCCTGCATTGCTGAAACGAGCTGGAGAAACTCAGTTTGAAGAGCAGGAAGACAGAGTTATAGAGTTCAGCTTTAGCTCTGAATATCCGGTTGAGCGTTCGTTTGGTTCAGAAGTGCTGAGCCATGACGAAGGCGCTGCAGATTTGAGCAGATTGAACGACGGCGCCCCGCTTTTGTTTAATCATGATATGGACCGACCCATTGGAGTTGTCGAGCGTGCTTACCTTGACAACGACAAAAAGAAAGGCGTCAGCCGTGTTCGCTTTAGCCGTAACTCTTTTGCGCAAGAGGTTTTAGCGGACGTTAAAGACGGAATAATGCGGAACATCTCCTTTGGTTATCGAATCAAAGACATGGAAGAGCGCAACAACGAATTTGTTGCAACTTCGTGGGAGCCCTACGAAATTAGCGTTGTAAGTGTCGCTGCTGACCCAAGCATTGGCGTGGGGAGATCTTTGCTTTCAGACACTACAATGGACAAAGAAACAGCCACTGAGGTTGATTCTGCGGCTCGCGTCGCACCACTCACACAACCCGATTCTGAGAATCAAATGTCAACAGCACCCGATCTCAACGTGGTGCGCGATGAGGCTTCCAAAAAGGCTGCCTCATCAGAGCGTACCCGCATCAAAAACATTCAAGAGCTTTGCGGCAAACACGAAATGCGTGAACTTGCCGATCAGCTAGTTGAAAACGGCAGCAGCATTGATGTTGCCCGCGCCGCTGTTCTTGAAAAGATTGGCTCTAAGCCTGTCGAAAGTGTTGCCCCTGTTGATCTTGGTCAGCAGACCCAAGAGCGTTATCAATTGATGGATGGCGTCCGCGCCTTGATCACTGGTGATTGGTCCTCTCATGGCGCTGGTCTTTGCCGTGAGTTGAGTCAGGAAGTTATTCGTTCCTCTGGCCTGAGTGCCACAGGTGAGCGGTCGTTCTTTGTTCCATTCTCTGCCCTGTCACAACGCGCGACTTACGTCACGTCGTCTGCTGGCACAGGCGGCAATCTTGTTGCAACCGACCTTTTGTCGGAAGACTTCATCGAAGCCCTGCGCAATGCTTCACCTGTAGTTGGCCTGGGCGTTCGCACCCTGACCGGCTTGGTTGGTGATGTTGCAATTCCTCGCCGCTCTGGTGTTTCCAGCACCTACTACTTGTCTTCTGAGACAACTGCCATCACGCAAAGTGAGTCGGTCTTCGATCAAATAACAATGTCGCCAAAAAACCTGGCGGCCCTGTCTAAGTACAGCCGCCAGACCTTGCTTCAGGCCACCCCTGGTATTGAAGAGCTTGTTCGCCGTGATCTGACTGACGGAATCAACACTGCTGTTGATGCTGCGATCCTGAATGGTTCCGGTTCTTCCGGCCAGCCAACAGGTATTCGCAACACTTCCGGCATTGGATCCGTTGCGATGGGAACCAACGGTGGCTCATTGAACCTTGAAAAAGTGGTTGATCTAGAAACCGCCATCACCGAAGACAACGCGTTCGGCCCCAACATGGCCTATGTCACCAACGGCAAGGTGATTGGCGGACTGAAGAAGCTTCGCGCAGGTGGTTCAGCCGCTGGCGATGGCGCTTTCCTTTACAACTCGGATCTTTCCGCTATTGGTCGTGGCCCAACGCCTTTGACTCTTAACGGTTATCCCTTGGCAATGACAAACGCCGTTCCTTCTAACTTGACGAAGGGCACTAGCTCCAGCGTTTGTTCCGCCATGGTTGCTGGCGACTTCAGCCAAGCCATGATTGGTTTCTACGGCAACGGCCTAGAAATCACCGTTGGCACTGACTCTGATGACTTTGCAAAAGCACTGACATCAGTTCGTGGCATCCTTACCTTTGATGTTGCCGTGCGCCAGGCTTCTGCCTTCGCATCGATCGAAGACATCACCACCGCTTGATGATCACAGGGGCCGGAAACGGCCCCTTTTTTTTTATGAAAGTCATTTGCACCAAAGCAGTCATGGCCAGCGGCCAAGCCCTTGAGGCTGGTCAAAGCTATGAACTAAGCGACGCCGATGGTGATCTTTTGATCCGCATGGGCAAAGCCGTTGAAGGCGAAGCACCTGCTAAGCCAAAAGCAAAACGCAAACCAAAAGCCAATGCCGCTAGCTGATTTTCTTACAACTGATCTCGGCGTGTTCTTAGACGATCCTTTTGCTGTTTCTGCAACTGCAGGATCTACAACAGCCAATGTGATCCTTGATCAGCCGGGCGAAGTGTTAGCAAACGGCATGGTCTTAAGCACTGATTACACAGCCACGGCGAAGACTTCCGATTTTGGGTCTCTTTTAAGAGGCGATGCCATCACCGTTGATTCCGTCGATTACACGGTGCGTGAGGTGCGGCCGATTGATGATGGCTTGCTTATAGAAATCTCACTGCAGAAAACATGACGACCAAGCGGGAATCAATCCTGGCAGACATTGCCACAAGCCTTGCCGGAACTGTGCAGGTTGGCTCGCGCATCTACAGGAGCCGTGTTGAGGCAATTGCTAGGGCTGAGAGCCCTGCCATTGTCATTGAACCAATCAGTGATGATCCTGAATACAGCTTGAGACTTGATCGCCTTGATTGGCGTTTGTCAGTAAGGATTTCTGTCATTGTCAGGTCTTCTCTCCCTGATCAGGCAGCGGATCCAATTGTTGATGACATACACAGCAAAATCACAGCAGACAACACCTTGGGTGGCTACGCCTTGGACATTGAACCAAGAGCGGTTGGATTTGAAATCATTGAGGCTGATCAGCCCGCTGGCGTGATCTCAATGAATTATCTGATTAAATATCGAACAACTGTCACAGACTTGTCGGCTGGGTAGAGAGGCTAAAATAAAAGCAAGTGCTTTTTCTTGACTTCTAATGGCAAAGCTCACCCGGAGGCAGCTCATTGTGGTGGCTGCCGAATCTACTTACAACTCTGACGCGACACCTGCCGGAACTGATGCGGTCTTGGTTCGCAACATTGATTTTACGCCAATTCAGGCCGACACCGTTAGCCGCGATTTGATCCGTGACTATCTAGGCAACAGTGATCAACTGCTAGGCAACAGTCGGGTTGAACTTACCTTTGAGGTTGAGTTTGCTGGCTCTGGAACGGCTGGCACCGCTCCAAAATATGACGCTCTTTTGAAGTCTTGCGGGCTTGCTTCCACCGTCGTTGCATCCACAAGCGTCACGTATGCACCGGTCTCAACGTCTTTCGGAAGCAGCACAATTTATGTTTTCGCTGATGGCATCCGCCATAAGATGACCGGCTGCCGTGGAACATTCAACTTGAATGCAAGCGTTGGTGAGATCCCGGTCATTAGCTTCACGATGACTGGCAACTATGTTGCGCCGACTGATACGGCATCGCCTAGCACCACGTACAGCAATCAGGACACCCCTGATATTTTCAAGGCTGGCAATACAACAAGCCTTTCTGTTCTGGGCTATGCAGCATCGCTGGAATCATTCAGCTTTGACATTGCCAATGAGGTTGTTTTTCGTGAGTTGGTTGGCAGCACCAAGTCTGTCAACATCACAAACCGTGCCCCGGCTGGTGAGTGCGTGATCGAAGCCCCAACACTGGCACAAAAGGATTACTTCAGTGTCGCCAACACTGATGCGACCGGTTCGATCTCATTCCAGCACGGTCAAGTTGCGGGGAACATCATCACATTTACCGCGTCCACTTGCGACATTGGAAACCCTTCCTACAGCGATTCTGATGGCATAATGATGCTTAACCTCCCCTATGTTGCAGTTCCAGGCAGCGCAGGTAATGATGAGGTTTCCCTTGCTTACACCTAATGGCCTTTGTCCTTAAAGCTTCTGATTCATACACCTGGCCTGTCGTTTTTCGGCAGCCAGGGAATGGGGGTAAAAGGGTAAGGTCTGATTTTGTTGCTGAGTTTGCGCGTTTATCTCAAACAAGAATTGCTGAGATTCAAGAGCAGGCTCAAAAACGTTCTGATGGAGACGAAAGCCAATCGATCAGCGACATTTCAGTGGCTGATGAGGTATTGGTTGGATGGGAAGGCATTCAAGATGGCGACGGCGAAGAAGTGCCTTATAGCTCTGCTGTAAAGGCCAAGTTGCTTGACGTGCCAATGTTGGCCTCAACAATTATTGAAGC